TGGTAAAGAGAAAGTTACAGAAAAAGAAATAGAAACATTTTCTGGAAAGAAGAAAAAACTAAAAACAATTCCTTTTGATGGTTGGGAATGTTAATTTAACAACTAAATAGAGCAGTGTTCTGAAGTGGGATAGAATGGCGGAATAGGTAAAGCGGTTCGTTTCCGATAGTATGCTAGCTAACTAACGAACGACTAATCGGATAATTGTAGAGTGACCATTCCTATTGCTAGCTGATTATGTTAGTTAGGCAAATCTCTACTTCTATCTCACTTCAGAGCAAAGGCGGTTTGTATTTCATAATCATCAGGGAAACTTGGTGACTGATATAGCCATATAAACCGCTCTGCTCTATATAATAATTAAGGGGAATGTATGGGTGATTGGAAAGAAGACCTAAAAAAAGGACAAAAAGTTGAAGATGAATTTATAGAAGTCCTTAAATATCTTGATAATAGTGCTTATAGAAAAAGAGGTTATTGTAGGGAATACGATATTGTAATGCCTAGTTCTAATAAGTTATTTGAAGTAAAATATGATGACTATTCTAAATATTCTAGTAATTGGTGCTTTGAATATAAGTTTAGAGGTGAAGCGTCTGGGTTGGCTGTAACTAAAGCTGATTATTTTGTAATGGTAGATGATAATGATTATTGGATATTTAGAACAGATGACCTGAAAGCATTTATAAGGAATAATTGGGATTGCTTTAGAAAAACTAAAGGTGGAAATAATAATGATGTTAATATGGTACTGGTAAAGAAATCTGATTTGGCTAACTATGGTGACTACTGTAAAATAAATAGGCAGAACCCTGACATAGATTTATTAAACGGATTTATCAATGGCTAAAAAACCAGCGTATTATAGAAATAAATGTGATAAATTGACCCAAGAGTGGGGACGTAGAACCTATGATAAATGTTTAGTATGTCCTAAACCTATGAACGTATTGCACCATTACTTTCCTAAATCTGTATCATCAGCTTTGAGATATGATGAAGAAAACTTGATACCATTATGTAAGGATTGCCACTTTGCACATCATAGTAAATCAGACCCTAAAGTACACAATGCTATAAATGATATTAAAGGTAAGGCGTGGCGTAGTAGGTTATTAAAGAAAAAAGAAGATTATGTGAAAACTAATATCGGATATTACAAAGGGATAATTGACAGTTATAGAACTAACTGATATAATCCTAATAAGGAGTACAAACTATGGAAATAAAAGCACTAGGTTGGATAAAAGAATATAAAGAGAAATCTTTAATATCAGGTGATAAATCTGTAAGGGTCACCATAGAATTTAATGACGATAATTTAGATAAGATAAAGGCACTAGCTGGATATTTAGCAGACGTGCCTTATTTAGTTGAGATAAAAGATGAATAATCCAGAAAATACAGGGGCAATCAGGGACGAAAAGGGTAAATTCCTTAAAGGTCAATCAGGTAATCCTAAAGGTAAACCAAAGGGTGCTATTAGTATTGTGGCTAAACTAAAGGAAAAACTGGAAGAAGTACCACCTGACCAGCAGAAGACATACCTAGAACTGATAGTAGATATACTGATTGAGAAAGCGATTGATAGAAAAGATAAGGACGTATTAAGAGATATAATTGATAGGATTGACGGTAAACCTAAACAGACTACTGACCTAAACGTGAATAAAGAGGAAACAGAGGAAGCATTAAAAGCACTAAAGGAATATCTAGATGCACATAAGCCAGAAGCTATTCAAGATAAATGATGAGCAGATTATTCTTTCTGGTAGTCAACAAGAGATATTTGATGTAATAGTCCATAATGTAGCACCGAGAGTACAGATAATTGCACCTACACAGTACGGCAAATCACTATCAGTTGCATTAGCTTGTATAGTCAGGGCTATCGTACAAGGTGAGAAGATTGCAATAATTGCACCGTCACAGGATAAGGCACAGATTATTATGGGACACGTTATCGAACATATATTTGATAATCCGTTATTCTTGGCACAGTTGGAGTATGATAGTTCGTTAGAAAAACTAAAACAGGAACGGTCTAAACGAAGACTTACCTTTAAGACAGGCGGTGAGATATTTACTTTATCAGCAGACGCTAGGAACAGGACAGCTACTACTAAAGCGTTAATGGGATTTGGTGCGCCTACTGTGATACTAGATGAAGCAGCCCATATCCCTGATGACCTATTCTCAACTGCTATGCGTATGGTCGGTGGTTATAAAGATAACTTTGTATTAAAGATTGGTAATCCGTTTGAGCGTAATCACTTCTACCGTAGCTGGAACAGCAATAAGTATTACAAGATATTTATAGACGCTGACCGTGCATTGAAAGAGGGTAGATACACCCAAGACTTTGTAGATGAGATGAGGGATGAGGCATTTTTCTCAATTCTATATGAGTGTAAGTTTCCTGACGCTGATGATATAGACGAGCGAGGATACAGGACTCTAATGACACCAGAGGAGATTAAAGAGCGTATGGGTAAGGTTGATGCTAAAGGTGAGAAGGTGTTAGGCGTGGATATTGGCGGAGGTGGGGATTTCAATGTTTACTGTATTAGGACAGACAATTATGCTTGGATAAAAGGATTTAATAGAAGTTCTGACACTATGACTAACATTTCTGAAGTAGAGCGGATAATGAAAGAAGAAGATATAGATATGAAGAACATATTTGTAGATGATACTGGAATAGGACGTGGAGTTACTGACCGATTGAAAGAGAAAGGGATTAAGGTCAATGCTGTAACGGTAGGGGAACAGGCACAGGATAGTGATAGATACTTCAATCTAAAGGCAGAATTATTTTGGGAAGCTAGGAAGTGGGTAAGACAAAACCACATACAAGATGACGATAAGTTTCTACAACTGGCTAACATAAAATACAAGACGGCTAGTGATAGGAAATTGAAAATAGAACCTAAAGAAGATTTAAGAAGACGAGGAATTAAATCACCTGATTTCGCAGACGCATTTATGCTTACATTTGCACAGCGAACTAAAGGTGCTGGACTATTCCTGTAACCGAAACATTATGAAGACAAAACTAGACCACCTTAACGATTTGTTAGAGGGAAACGAACAAAGGTTAGTACAATTAGAAGTCGGTATGGAAACTGGCGAATACCGCAAAAAAAGAAAAGATATTACTGACGAAGAAAAATGGGCTATTGCTAAACGTATTACTCAAATGGAATTAGAAGTAGCTGACTTTGAGGAAGCGTTAGTGGTAATCAGGAAAAAGATTAAAGATGAAACTAAAAAGCAAAAGTAATAGGGACGTTCATATCGTTACCTCGTGGGACGATTTTCGTGATGAAGATGAAAAGCTGATTGGTTTATTAGAGCAATACGAGATACCAGCAACACTATATATCCCAGTAAACGAGATTATAGAACCACGAAAGTTGGAACTAGCCCGAAAGGCGGCAGAACGATTTGAAATAGGAAGCCATACTGTCAATCACCCTATATTAACTAGCATTGATATAGAACAAGCGAGTAAAGAAATAAATGACAGTAAGAGTATATTGGAACAGGAAATCGGAACTAAAGTAACTTCGTTCTGCTACCCACGAGGACGGTATGATGTTAATACAGTAAAGATGTTGATTATGGCTGGTTACAAAAATGCTAGGACTACTATTGTGGGTAATACTAAATATCCTGATGACCCTTTCAGAATTAAGACTACTGCACACGTTTACCAGAGAGATGAATATGATACACAGACTTGGCTTGAATATACACTTAATAAGTTTGACCAAGTTATGGAATATGGTGGTTACTTTCACTTATGGGGGCATTCTTACGAGGTAGAAAGGGACAGCGAATGGGGAAACTTAGAGTGGTTTTTTAACTATATGAGGACACAAATCAATGCAAATATATCTAGCTAATCAATCAAAACAGGGAGTGGGTGGCGGTTGGACATTTATGCATAATCTGCGTAAAGGTTTAGAACTCATAAAAGCTGATGTTGAGTTTGTAGATAATGTTGATGAGTGTGATATTTATTTCATATCGGGTTCTAGTATGGTTACGAGAGAAGAAGTTATGCAGACCAAAGCTAAAGGGAAGAAGATAATATTGAGAGTTGATAATATCGCACGGAACAGTAGAAATAGGAATACAGGAACGACTAGGCTGTATGATTTCGCACAGGTAGCAGACCACGTCATATTTCAGAGTGAGTGGGCGAAGAATAAGATACTTCCGTTGATAGATAGCGAAAAAGATGAGATTAACGGTAACGGTCTTTATGGTCAGGGTGGCAAGAAACAGTTTGATATAAAGCGGTCAAGTACCATTATAAATGGCGTAAATACGCACATATTTAGCACACAGGGCGATAAACTTGAAAAAACGGTAGATACTAGGTATTTGATAATACGCTTCAATAGGGACAATAATAAGCGTTTAGAGGAAAGCCTAGATATGTTCACAGAGGAGTGGATAAAGAACAAAAATATAGAATTATTTATTGTCGGGAATTACAGTAGAGAACTGGTAAATTCATATTTTGATTTCTACTTGGGAGAAAGATACCAATTCTTTGGAGTAATAGAGAACCGTACACAACTAGCTGGGATAATGCGAAGCTGTGATATTTTGTTATACCCTAGTTATTCTGACGCATGTCCAAATTCTGTTCTTGAAGCTAGGGCTTGTGGCGTAGAAGTATGGCATAGAGGTCACGCTGGAATACCAGAAGTTATGAACTATGATTTGGATATATCTTTAGAGCGTATGGCTAAAGAATATTATCAACTAATGAAATCACTATGAAGATATTAGTTACAGGTTGTCTAGGATTTATAGGTAGTAAACTATATGCCGAAATAGAAAAAGACCACGAGTTAGTTGGTTATGATATTAAAGTTAATGACGATATTAGAGATAGACGGAAACTGGAATATCTATTTGAAACAGAGAACTTTGATATTGTTATTCATTTGGCAGCACTTACAGGAGTTAGACGTGGCGAACTATATCCTGATGAATATATATCAACGAACGTGATTGGAACAAAGAACCTAGTGGAACTTTCAGAGAAGTACGGAGTGAAACACTTTATCAATTTTAGTAGTAGTAGTATTTATGGTGAAAGTAAAAAGGCTTTATCAGAAGTAGATATGCCAAACCCTAATAGCATTTATGGTATGACAAAGTTAATGGCTGAACAGATAGTTAGGAGAAGTAGTTTAGAGTGGACTACAATTAGACCGTTTACCGTATATGGCGAGAACGGAAGACCAGACCAAGTATTAGTTAAGTGGGCTAATGAAGTTAATGCTGGAAAGCCAATTACATTTTATGGTGACGGTAATACGGTTAGGGGATATACATATCTAGGTGATTTAATAAGGGGAGTAAAGTTAATTATAGAACACGGTGGGATAGGAACTGTTAATCTAGGTGGTACTGAACCTATATCATTGAGTGAACTTTGGGATATTATAGGAAACCCTGAAAGAGATGTTTTAGAACTACCATTTGGTGATAGAACTAGAAGTGTAGCTGATATTGAAAAGGCAGTAATAGCTTTGGGTTGGACGCCTCAATCTGATTTTAGAAAGACAATTAAAAAACTATGGAAAGAACTATGTCAGTAAGTAGAAAAAAATATACAAGTGAGGTCGGAGTAATAGGGACAGGATTTGTAGGTGGGAGTGTTATTAAGTGGTTTAAGGGTTGTAGAAAATACTCCTTAACAAAGGGTGATTTTAGTGAGGTGGATAAACAAAAGTATATATTCCTATGTTTACCTACACCATTCAACGAGATTACTGGTTTTGATTTATCTATATTACACAGCAATATAAATAGATTATCAGGTAGTAAAATTATAATAATCAAGTCAACTGTATTGCCGAGAACTACGGAGTATTTTGCAAGAGAGTACCCACAGCATAGGTTCTTTTTTAACCCTGAATTTCTAACAGCCGATACAGCGTGGTCAGACTTTAAGAATCCAGCAAGACAGATAGTCGGATATGTAGATGATAAGGATAAACGTATGGCTACTACCATTCTTAATATGTTGCCTAAGTCGGAAGCACAATTTATCTGCCTAGCTGGTGAAGCGGAAATGACAAAGATGTTAGCGAACTGTTATTTGGCTACTAGGGTAGTATTGGCTAACGAGTTTTACGACTACTGCGAGAAAAAGGGAGTAGATTATGAGAGAGCAATATCAATGATGGCGTCAGGTGATAAGAGAATAGAACCTACGCATTGGCGAGTATTTGATAAAGGGTACAGAGGGTATTCAGGCTACTGCTTTCCTAAAGATATGGGTGCTATGAGTGTAGACAGCGACAGCACAATCATTAAAACAGCACATAAAGTGAACGATAAATACATTAACGCTACAAAGAAATGAGTTATTACAGAGAAGCACTAGAAAATTGGCTAGGTACTTTATCAATTAAAGCAGATAAGGTTGCTGATGTCGGCGGTAAGGATAAGCCTATGGACGATAGACGAGCAAAGAGTTGGGAAGTTAAAAGGACTATTGAATATGACCTACCTGATTTTGACCTAAACAAAGACCTGATTTATAACGATTGTGATGTACTATTTTGCCTAGAGGTATTTGAATATATCTATGACCCCGTAAGAGCAATAACTTCTTTGGCGGCGTTATGTAAGAAAGGCGCTACACTCTATATCAGTTTTCCTTTTATCTATCCGCATCATCAACCCCTTGGAATGGACTACTTACGCTATACACGTTCAGGGATTATTAAGCTATGCGATATTGCTGGACTTACTATAATGGATTTAGAGGAACGATTAGCAAAAGTACCTGAAACCTTATTGGACTTTTATAAGACAGAGGGTATGCACGTTGGGGGTGATAGTACCGTTACAGGCTTTTTATTAACTGCAAAGAAATGAATAAAATATCAATATTCACTACACTAGGTAATATAGGAAATACACCAGACTACTGGCAGTATGCTTGGCGTGAAGCATTGGATAGTTATATTGATTTTGCTGATGAGGTAGTAATTGTTTGTGGTGGTAAGTTTGAGGGATACGGTAATTTTGAAAAGGTTAAGTTAATACAGAGTGATTGGGCTTATGACTTTAGTTGGGAAACTATTGCACAGCATTTCAACGCTGGACTAGACGCTTGTACCGGTGATTGGATAATGAAAATGGATATTGATTACTGTATTCACGAAAAGGATATGCCTAATCTAAAGGCACGTATGGCTAAACACTATGAAGAACAATGGAACTTATTATCATTTGTAAAATACACCGTACTAAACCAGCACAGAGCATATCAAAAGGTGAAGCTACCATTTATTATTAGAGGGAATATGAAAGATATTATCAGGTTCGGAATACCTACTGATGATGAAACAAGTGCTTGGGGTTACCCTATATTCGTAGACGGATTTGATGAGAAACGAGGATTGCCAACAGGTACAAGTATTCCTGATAGTAATATAAGAGATACAGGAGTAAATATATTCAACTACGATAATACGTTCAGAGATAAAGAAACAACAGGTAAACATTTCCTACGGTTTAGTAATGCTAGAGAGAAAGCTGGGTTTCCTAGAGAGTGGGGGGAAACAGAAGAAGAAGCGTTGCAGAAATTCCAAGATATGATGTGGTCAAGACTAAAAAAGACTACTGGTTGCTACCACCCACTAACACTAGATTGCCACCCTAAATATATGCACGAAAGAATTAAGTCACTAACACCAGACCTATATGGGTACAACAGTTGGAAAAGGTAATTGGGAAGAACAAATGGAACACGAACCTACTCGTGAATATTACGAGAGGGTAAAGAAGTTCAATGTTAAGAATAAAACTGTATTGGAAATAGGATTACAACACGGTATATCGGCTAGAGCATTTTTAGAGAACGGTGCAATACTAACGTCAGTTGACCCTACAATTACTAATAACACAGTAGAGAACCTAAATGAATTTAAGTGGGAATATGCAGAGATGAGGTCAGAAGAATACTTTAAGGATTGTGATAAGGAGTTTAGTTTTATCTATATTGACGGTGACCACCACCACAAAAGTACAAAGTCGGATATGAATAATGGTTGGGTTCATTTATCAGACGGTGGAACTATGGTAGTACACGACTTTGGTCATAATAATAATTTTAGAAAAGATACCGATTATGGAATTACACAGGCAGTATGTGAATTTGCTAAAGAGAGAGAAGTTAATTTTGAGGTAAGTCAACCTTATCCTATGTTCGCTATTATTAAAAAGAAATAATATGAATATACTTATCACACCAGACGTAGATGATTGGGCGATTGGTACTTTAACTAAAGCGATAGTTAAACATAACCCACGTTTTAACTTTATAAATGTATTGGTACACCCTAGAGGTATGGCACAGGCTTTCCTACCTTTGACCGAAGCACTAGAACAGGGAGTTGATTTGTGGCACGGACAATACTGGAACTCATCACTTAATGCTATTGAAGCTATACCTGAATTGGCTAATTTACCTACCCTACTAACACACCAGAACCATAACAGCCTAGAGGAAAAGGATTGGAGTGTATTTAATGGAGTGGTTGGTGCTACACATTGGGCTTGTGATGTACTAAAGAAAAACCATAACTACGTTTACCATATTCCACATAGCGTTGACCTAGATAGATATTCATATATTACCGATACTTGTGAGGAAGATAATGTAGGTTACGTTGGTAGAGTAATGCCACATAAGAACTTGCATAGAGTTTGCGAGGGTGCAAAGAATAACGGATATAAAGTAGTAGGTGCTGGATATATTGAGAAGATAAAATACTACAATGATGAGGTTCAGAAATATGTTAAGGACGGAACACTTACATTTATAGGTAAAGACGGACGTGCTGGAAAAGCACCAGCTAATATGAAAGATGACCTGTATAAGAAGATGAAAGTATTTGTGATGTACTCAACTGGTGAATATGAAAGCGGAACACTCCCACTATTCGAAGCTATGGCTAGAGGAATACCTGTGATGGCTACAAGTCAGGGAAGTGCTAGGGACTTAATTGAAGACGGCAAGAACGGAATTATATTTACCGAAGACAACTTTGAGAAGAAGTTGAAAGAGTTAATGGAAGATAAAGAGTTAAGAGAAAAGTTAAGAAGTAATGCGTGGCAGACCATAAAGAATTATAGTGAACAACGATTTGCTAGGAACTACGCTAAAACATATTATGATATTGCCTTTAATAAACAGCCAGTAGTATCAGTTATTATCCCTACGTTTGAGAGAGCAGAACACTTGGCTGATACAATCATATCAATAGATAGTCAGGCGTATATTGCTAAAGAGATTATAGTTATAGATGACGGTAGTGATGATGACGGTGCTACTAAAATGATATGCAAAGAACTAAAGCAAAGAATAAAGACACCTTTACTGTACCTAAACACTAACGATACCAAGCATTACGGATTAGCAAAGGCACGTAATATGGGAGTGGTTGAGAGTTTAGGTAAGGTATTATTATTCCTAGATGACCGATTAAGTTTAGAGGACGGTGCTTTAGAGGAAATAGTAAACGTACCAGATAAGGTTTGGTGCTTTGGTGCTAAACGTACTAAAGCTGGAATATCAACCAAGAGGACGTTCATAGAGAACTTTAGCTGGATAAAGAAGAAAGACTTTGTTAGAGGTGGTATGTTTAACGAACGTATGGGATATTACGGTGGTATGAGTCAGCTACTCCGTGAGCAATATAAAGATAGAGTTGAATTTAAGTATAATGATAAAGCAGTTGCTAAAGAGGACTTGAAAGCAAGTAGAGGACGTAAGACAGATATATGGAAAGCTAAAGATATAATCAATAAACTGTATGAGTAAATCATTAGAGATTGGCTGTGGCGATAAAGACCATTGGCGAGAGGGATTTGATGAACGTATGGACTTAATAGATTTCGGTCAAGAGATAGTTGGTGCTTTAGAGGACGGAATACCAAGAGAAGATAATACTTATGATGAGGTATATGCGTCACATATCCTAGAACACCTAGACCCTAAAAAACTGATATATGTAGTCAATGAAGTACACCGTATACTGCGTCCAGAGGGCATATTTTGGGCGGTAGTGCCACATAAAGACAATAGTAGTGCTTACATACCATCACACTTAATTCGCTTCACAGAGGACAGTTTTACATTTTTTACTGGAAAGCTAAATCCTGATTATAATGACTTGGCTATGTTACACGGTGGAGTTGGGAGTGCAGTAAAGATATGGGAAACAACAGAACTTGTAACTAATAATCGCTTACATATCCATTGGAAAGCTGTTCCGAAAGGAAAATAAATATGAATAAACTTAAAATCGTAGCAACTTGTTGGCATGTCATGCATTGGCACGATATGTTCAACGCCTTAAAAGATGACGCTGATTTCTTTTTAATAGATAATCCAGCAAAGGAGTGGCGTAGAGAAGAATACTTGGCTGCTAGACCAATACCAGATAATGTTACGTTTGTACCGTATTATGAAAAAGGTAAATATGATTTTGCAATCCTGAACGTTGACCAACAATGTATCAATGAGAAATTAGGTAAATCTAAAGTAGTAAAAGAACTTAATGAGGTAATACAGGATATTCCTAAAGTTTTTATAAATCACGCTACACCTGTATATCCCGAGTTTGTATGTACTGACGGAATTACTAAACCAGACGGCGAGAAGATAGTAAGGAAGATGATAATGGATATAATCGGTGATAATGTAATGGTAGTCAATAGTTATAAATCGGTTCAGGAGTGGGGGAGTGGTTATCCAATATGGCACGGAATATCCGCAGATGAGTGGTTGCCTATGAAAAAAGAACCTAGAGTATGTACAGCAGTTAGTGCTGGTGGTTGTGATGAGTATTACAATAGGGCTTTAATGAATAGAGTTGCACAGAAACTACCTGAAATAAACGGTCACATATTATGGTGGGCTAAAAAGAATAGCAGTAAGTTATACCGTATGGGCGATACATATACCAAGCGAGAGAACTACCAGAAGTTTTTAGGTCAATCGTTAGTATATTTTGACGGCACATTTAGAACGCCTATGAATAGAGGTAGAACAGAAGCAATGTTAAGTGGTTGTTGCGTAGTACAGGTAGAGGGCGCACACGATTTAGAGAGATTTGCAGAGGACGGAAAGAATATGATTATAGTCCCTAATGATGTAGATAAGATTATTGAAACCATTGATGACCTACTGGAAAATAGATATGAAGAAGCAGTTGAAATTGGAAAGAACGCTAGAGCAACGGCTATTAAGTATTTCAACAGAAAACAATACCGAGAAAGTTGGCTTAAACTTATTAACGAAAAAATACTATGCAAATAGATTTCCTCACGTTTGAACATTTCCACGGAAGACCAGATGGCAGTACAGGTTCATCACTTATTAGGGCTAAATGGTTAGCAGATAAATGGGACGAAGCTGAAATGTGGAAAGTAGGTCAAAAATCTGATGTACTTATATTACAAAAAGTATATTGGGAACAGATGATTGATGACTATAAAGGGATTAAGATACTAGACCTATGCGACCCTGATTGGCTTAATGCTGATGTAGATATAGTAGATGTTATGAGTAAGGTTGATTGGATTACTACCAGCACAGAGGGACTTGCGAAGTATTTAGAACCAATGACCAAAACTCCTATAACCGTAATACCTGATAGATTGAATATGGATTACTTTGGCGAACCTAGAGAACATAGCGAGAGGGCTAGGAACGTAGTATGGTTCGGATATTACCATAATGCTAAACAGGTATTGAATAGCACTATATTACAAAGTCTTAAAATGAGAGGGTTAGGATTAACAGTAGTAAGTAATGACAAGTTTGAACCGCAGAACGATATGGGAGTAGAAATTACTAATATAAATTACACTCCTGAAAATGCCTATATGGACATTAAGGGTAGCGACTTTGCTATAAATCCACCTAGTATGAGTAAAGGATTTAGGTTTAAGAGTAATAATAAGACCCTAATTAGTTGGGCTTTAGGACTACCAGTTGCTAATACAGCAGATGAAATGGATAAGTTCTTGAAACCTGAATTTAGAAATCAGGAAATAGAAATTAGACTTAAAGAAATAAAGAAAGATTGGGTGGTGGAAAAAAGTATTAAACAATATAAAGATATAATAAAATGTATTCAGAACAACAAAAAAGTGAAATAGTATATCGCTTCCTAAAACATTGTGAGAAGATAGGTTTTGGGGAAATAGATAAAATAACCGTTGCTGACGGATTACCTGTCGGAATAGAAAGACCGATACAATCCGTTAGGTTTGACAAAGACCTAACTAATACTCCTATGAATACAACTATTGATGTAGAATAGTTGCCACAAGAAAGCACACACAGAGATAATTGACAAAATAATGTGTTAATACTACAATAGACGTAGAAACTCAAACGACAACGGAGAGTAACTAATAATTATTGTCCGATTTTTTTATGTCAAAGATACAAACTTGGTTTCAAAATGCACTAGGTATTAAAGCACCTGATAATAAAAAGCTTATTCCTTTTGCACCATTAGATGAGGGTATATTTACAACTAACGATTTAACAGTTGAACAGCAATTAACACAGTACAAGAGTTGGGTTTATGCTGCCGTATCTAAAATAGCGCAAGAGTGTGCTAGTGTAGATATTAAGTTAATGCAAATGGAAGCAAATGGTGATGTTAAAGAGGTAGACCAGCACCCTGTACTAGATTTACTAGATAGTGTTAATCCGTTTACTACATTTTCTGATTTAATTGAGATTACAAAGACATACGAACTACTTACAGGTGACGCTTTTTGGTGGTTATTAAAAGGTACAGGTGGTGAAGTAGTAGAGATATGGCAGTACCTAAGACCTGATTTAGTCAGCGTAGTACCGTCTAAAGACACGTTTATTTCACATTACAATTACAAAGTCCCCGGTCAGGGGAATATAGTACGGTTTGAGGTAGATGAGATTATACAATTCAAAAGGATAAATCCTAATAATCCATATAGAGGAGTATCACCTGTTAAAGCTGGTGAGTGGGCTATTGGAACAGATAACCAAGCGTCAGAATATAACTGGCGGTTTTTTGGTAATAATGCTAGACCTGATTTCGTGTTTAACTTCCCAGACGGAATTGATAGTGATGAAGCTAAACTATTTAGAACTCAATGGGAAAATACACATCAGGGAACACGCAACGCTGGTAGAGTAGGGATTATGAGTAAAGGGGAAATCAAGAATATTGGACTATCACAAAAGGATATGGAGTTTCTAAACCAACGTAAGTTTAGTAGAGATGAGATATTAACTATGTTCAAAGTACCGAAAGCCATACTAGACCCACAGGAAGTAAACTATGCGTCAGCACAGACAGCAAAAAATATCTTTATGGAACAGACTATTATTCCTGAAATGATTAGATTTGTGAACACATTAAACGAATTTTTACTACCGCATTATAAAGACGATAGGTTATTCTTTGATTTTGAAAGTCCTATAAATGAAGATGTTGAAGTTACTCTAAAGAAGTATGAAACGCTATCAAGAGTTGGTGCTATATCACCTAACGAGATTAGGCAAATGGAAGGACTTGAACCGTTTGACGGTGGTGATGAGATAAAACCTACGCCAGAGGGCAATATAGGCGCACCTGCGAAGCGATTTAAGGGGGTTATAGGTAAACATAAGACACGTTCTACCTCTGCTGAAATGATTGAAAAGATTAAGAAAGAACTTAAAGATAGTAAGGCGCTAGATAAGAAAAAGAAGATTAAACTTACCGATAATGGTGAAGTAAACAAAACTGACCGTGAGAAGTGGGCTGACAGATACTTTAAGAAACAAGATGACGCTATAATGAAAGACGAGAAAGAGTTTGCTAGTTTGCTATCAGCAGAGTTTGTAAGACAAAAAAAGAACGTACTCAAATCAATATCAAGTAAAAATGTATCTTTTACCTTTAACATTAAAGGCGAAGAGGGTGAGTTTATTGATATATTTAGTGCTGTTCAGAAAGCATTAGTATTAAAATATGGTGCTAATGCGCTAGAGGAACTAGGTTTTGGTGGATTTGATACTACCGAAGCCGTAAAGAACTACCTAAAGTCAGACGCATTGAAATTCTGTACTACTGTAAATGAAACTACTAAACAGCGTATTACTAACATAATTAGCAAAGGTCAGGAAATGGGTCACTCATTACCGAAAATATCTAAAGAGATTGAAGATACAATGAACGGTTGGAGTGATATTAAAAATCCAAGTGCTAGGGCTAGAGCAATAGCACATACTGAAACTGCGAAGTCAGCTAACTTTGGAAGTGTAGAGGGCTGGAAACAATCAGGGGTAGTAAAGGGTAAAGAGTGGTATGCTAATCCTGACGCTTGTGATATTTGCCAACCAAGACACGGTAAGATAGTAAGCATAGATAAAGACTTTAATTTTCCAAATGATATTACTGATAGTACGTTCGGTGATGTATCTGCACCACCAGCACACGTTAATTGCAGATGTCTAACACTACCAGTTGTTAAGAGTAAAGCAGAGTTTAATTTGGAAATGAAACGACAACAGGAAGAATTAGTAAAAACAATATCTGAACTAAAATTAAAAGGTGATAAAACCGTTGATGAAATCAAGAAACAAAGTGGTGAAGAAATTAAAAGTCTAAAAGACACTAAAGACAAACTTGATAAAATCATAGGTGATGAATAAAGATAAGCAACGTAAAATCAGGTCAGGAATAGAAAAAATACTTGGCGAAGATAAATTAGATGTCAGGGTTATTATGCCTGATAAGTTTTTGGCTAACCTTAGCACGGTATTACAGTCGCAAAATAGTGAGATATTAGACCTTATTAGAGAGCAAAAAAAGATACCATACCTAGACACCCTTATTGATGAAAATCAACGAACACACGCACTTTTGGAACGATTAGAGGACGCTATAAAGGAGAATAAGATTGATAGGGTTGAAATAAAGAACTTTCCTCAACCTAAAGAAGTTAAGATACCTGAATATCCAAAAGAGATAGATATTAAAGAACCAAGTTGGTTTGAAAAGTTTAGTGATAATAGAATTGTAGGAATACTGAAAGACGGATTTAATGGATTGGCGAAACAGTTGAGTATGGATAAGTATATGGATAAGAAGAACGCACTTGCTGTTCGGTTAGTAGATAAGACAGGTAAGAGTTTCTATGACGCTGTATTTCAAGCGATACAGGGTGGTATGCCTAGTACAATGACGGTAGCTGGTGCTGTATCAGTAACGAACTTTCCAGCAGATTATCCTGACACAACGAGTGCTGGATTATTAACTACAATAGAAGCTAATCAATTACCAGACGGACATAATGTAACAGTAAACACTATTTCAGGATTTGCTTTAGAAAGTGGTGGAAATCTAGCTGCAATCAAAACCGCAGTAGAAATATTAGATAATATAGTCGCAGGTTCAGAAGCACAGGTTGATGTTTTAACGCAACCAGCAAGAGATAGACTCACCGATAATCAGGGCGTAGCCTTACAGACAGATGCTATAATGGCAGACACCACAGCACTTACTCCGAAGTACAAAGCGATAGTTGCTACGACAGGTGATAATACTTTAATTGCAGCGTCAGCTGGATTTAAGATGA